GAATCCTTGTTCTTCAAGACTTTTAAGACAAGCAGAAAAATCTTCATAATACTTACTTGGTTTTGAAGTGGTTGTATCTACAAATTCAACGTACTTATTAAGATCAATAGTCATTAGAATTTAAATCCCTCAAATGTTTTTTTAGGTTTGTGTTCTTCGTAATCATACTCTTCATCTCTTCCATTGTCAACAATTCCGTCTTGTGCAGATTGTTCACAATCATAAAGTCTCATTTTAGCGCGATCAATACCAATCACAAAACGCTTATGGATTGTCGGATCATTATACCTATTCTTCAATTGCTTGACCAAAATTTGTCCAAGTCCTTCAAGTTCTTCAGTGCTAATAAGAGCAAACATAAGATCGGCAGTAGCAGGAAGCCCAAAGGATTCAGAAGTATCAGTAAGTTCAACATCAGAGTTACCATAACCACTACGAGTAGTTTGTGTTGCTGATACGATTGGTACATTGAATTCAACTGCAAGTCCTCGTAGTTCTTCTGCAATTGCTTTAACGAAAGTATAAGAATTGATATTGCTATTTCCCCTATACCTAGAGGAAGAACAAATGTTAAGATAATCAATAAAGATAATATCAGGTCTAAATGACTTCTTAAGTGCAAGTTCATTAAGAAGTGCTTTAAAATGTCCAGCATGAGCAGATGCTGTAGGATATTCTTTAATTATAAGAGTTCCTTGTGTCTTCTTTGCAAGGTTTGTAACCTTGTTTTCAAACATCTGCTTTGGAAGATCTACAATATCCTGAATAGGAACATTCAAGAGGTTTGCGTCAATTCGCTCAGCAATTCTCTCCTCCGTTCCTGCCTTGTAATAAGACGGAAGCAGCAACATGGCACATAAAGAGACTTTTTCCGACACCCGTACCAGCAAGAGCGACATTGAGAGTCTTATTAGGTAAACCACCTTTTGTGATTTTGTTAAAGTATTCAAGGTCGAATTCAATTTTCTCTTCCTTCCTGTGATATGATTCATAGCGTTTCTCATAGTCTAGTAGATAATCATGTCCAATATGTGTATCGAAAGATACTGCTAGAGCATCCGAAAGAATACTAGGAATACTATCACGATTTTTCTTTTCATCTTTACCATCTGCAATATGGATAGATTCCATAAGAGCAAGATAGATTGCTCGATCACGGCACCACTTTTCAGTAGTGTCAATTAACCAAGAAAATTCAGATAACTCATCATTAAAATAACTAACAGTATTAATGATTTCTACATATTGATCTTGAGTTATATCTTCTCTTTTTTCAATTTCAATACATAAAATTTCCTTTGTTAAAGGTTTATTGTATTGAAAGATAAACTTATAAATCTCATCAAAAATTACTTTTTGATTAGTATCTTCAAAATATTCTTTTTTAATGAAAGGAAGAACTTTCCTTACATAAATTTCATTACTTATTAAATTTTTTAAAATAACGATTTCAATTTTATCCAAATTATTCATTATAATTTATTGCAAAAGATATACTAATTCTAGTGTAATCATCATCAAATGGATTAACTCCATGAAGTAAATATGAAGGAAATATTAATAAAATAGATGAAGTTGGATATATGTGATATGTATCTGTAGTATATTCATTAATATCTTTCTTGTACAGTGTTCTTGTATCAGAATAAGTAGGACTTAAAAAATACAAAGATCCAGTTCCTTCTAGTTTATCTGAAGAATAAACTCCAGGTTTTAGTAAGGATTTTTCATCAGGAGTATAATTGAAAACTGGTATATTATCAACTATAGATTTTGCAGGATAGTAAACTCCAGTCAAATAACTACTTCCATGATGATGAACTATGTTGTAATTATTTTTTTTGTTTAAATTAGTCCATAGGTCATCACAATATATGTCAGAAAAATATCCATAAAAATCACAATAATGTTTTGCAGATTTTTCAATTATGGATCTAAGTTTTTTAAAACTTTTATATTCTTTTTCTAATCCAGATCTACTATGCCAACCATTAACATTACTAAAATGCTTACCTTCAGGATCTAATTCATATTCCTTAAAAGTATCATCGACTAAATCACAATTCAAATCATGATTTATTGCACCAAAATTAAAAACTCCTATAGGAGTTGGAAAAATTGGTTGTGATACAAATTGACAATTAACTTTTTCCATAATTAAATTTCTTGCATGTGATTAATTGTAACATAAGTAAGTACTTAAAAGATATTTTGGTCCACTAGAAGGAGGTTCTCCTTTATGAGGATACATCCATAATGGAGGAAAAATAAGAAGAGTTCCTTTTTTAGGGGTGACACTATAATCTTTAAATATGGTTTTACCACCAAGATTAACGTTATTTAAATACCACATAAAAGACAAATATCTTTTAGCAGAATCATGATCAGTAACATCAACATGTGTGCCAAATTGATCTATACCGTCTGGTTTATATTTTTTTATTCTTAACTGCTCCAAAGTATGTGTTTCTGGAAAAACTCGTTCATCAACATATTCATAATAAAGGTCTCTATAACTTACAACTTTTTCAAGTATGTAATTATAAATGTTCTGAGTATATTCATCAGTTTCACCATTTTCACAAATTTCAGATAAATTTAATTGAGTAAAATTAGGATATTTGTCATTATCAATTCTTTCTTGATAATCTGGATTTTGCTCAAAATAATTTATAAGATAATCACATATATGATCATCTAAAGAATTTGGGTAAATATGTATTAGATCATTAAGATCAACCATATTTAAATTCCTCTTTGGCAATCTCGTCAAGTTTTTGCATCACTCCCTCAGTGAAATATTCTTCAGGATTTGCAAGAATTTGTTTTGCATAGATTTTCTTACCATCCATTTCATAACGTCCTGCTACATTCTTCCAGAGTCCACCAATCTCACCAAGTTCCAGAAGACCATAGTAACGATCAAGACCGCGCTCATCATAATACAAACGGATTTCAACATCTTTATTCTCCTTACTCAAACGCGATTTAGCAGTCTTAGCCTTGATAATATTTCCGACCACTTCCGTTCCATCCTTTTCTTTCTTTTTGCTGAGATAAATGATTGTACTTGCTGCGTATTTGAGTCCAGAACCTCCCCCCATTTCTTTCGTTGGTACGTAAGCTCCAATGACATCGTATGTGTGATTTGTGACAAGAAGTGGAACATTTGCTTGACCTAGTTTGAGTGTGAGCATTCGGAATGCACCTTTGACCAGTTGAGATTTGGTCATATCACGAACTTGTTTGTCGTTCAGCGCATCAGTGATTTCTTTCTCAGTGGAAAGCATACCCAAAGAGTCTAGCACAAACATGCATGGTTTGCGCTCCGCTTCAGGTTTTTTTAAGTAAAGATCTACTGCCTTGAGCGCCTTTCCACGAAACTCTTCGATAGTAACAACATTAACAACAACCAGGCGAGAAGTATCAATTCCACGGGATTCTACAAGTGATTTAGTAATAGCAGCTTCAGTATCAAAATAGAGACAATACCCATCGGGATTGGAATCAAGAAAATTCTTAACAACGGCGAGACTGAAGAAAGTTTTTCCAGTACTAGACTCTCCAGCAATAGCAGTAATCTTATTCCCAGATACACCACCAAATATGCTACCTGAAACCAGTGCATTAAAAATATACGAACCTGTGTCAACATAAGTTTCTGTTTCGTCAATGTCTGATGCTAGTTTGGTATATTCACCACCAATTTCTTTTACAATATCTTTTAAAAAGTCCATTTTAATCTCCTTGATAATTTTCGTAGTATCCTTCCATTATATCATAATATTCATCTTCATGCGTTATGTTAAAACTTAATGTTCTTCGTTCTTTATTTGTTTTCATAGGATATACTAAATGATATAACCAAGACGGGAATATTAGAATTTTTCCCTCCAATTGTTCAGGTTTCCATATACCTTCACAATATTCTTGATTTGATCCGTATAAAAATAAGACTTTTCCATTATCTCTACCTTCATCGTGTCCTTTAGTATCATATCCTTCACTTTCAAGATTTTTTAAAGATTCTTGTTCTAACTCTTTTTGTGGTATTTCTAAAAATATTATTCCAGAAAGTGCTCCCCCATGAGTGTGTATTGGAGTATATTGTCCAGAAAAATACCTATTAACCCAACAATCAGAATATAATATTTTATCAGAATTATTAAACCCCCCATTACCTTTACTATCCGCTACAGAAATTGCACCTAACTTGTAGTTTTGTTTTAGTCTTGGATTGAAATTAAAATAATTATCATGATAAGTATTTGCTAACGTTTCTAATAATTTTTTTAGTCCAATTTCTCTACAAAAATCATAAGGCAAAAATATATTTTCAAAGTCTCTTAACAATAAGTTTGGTACATTTCCAGAAAAAGAACTGTACAGTTTTCTTTCTTCATCATCATTGTCAACTCTTTCGGTAAAATTCTTTATTTGATTTAATATTTTTTCTGGACATTTGGAAATTAATACTTGAGGTCCAAATGGTCTTATTATTTCTAAATCTATGTTCATTATAGGAAAAACAAATCTAAAGTACTAGTTTTCTCGATAGACCATCCAATAGAATCTAATATAGTTTTTAATGGTTCTAAGAATGCCTTTTCAAATTGTAAATCATAATCAATATACTTATTTAAGTTCAATTCTTTAGGAAATTCTTGGATGAATGAAATTATATTTTCGTGAATTATATTAGGTTTTTTTAGATAACAAAATTTTATTTTTTCTCCATTTTGAATTAAAGAATACTTATTTGTTAAATTCTCTTTTTTAATGTGGTGATTAAATAAAAGTGCTCCGCGAACATGGATTGGAGTTCCCTTTGCATAAATTGTAGAACTTGCTTTGTATTTTTCAACATCAGATGCTGTCCTTGGAAAAGCAATAGATTCTGGAGGAAGGGTCCTAAATTCACGACGACATTTATCAATAAATTCAATTACATCATCTTCTGTTCCACTCATCATAAGTTTAAGAGCATCTTTAATCATCTTACGGCAAGGTGCTGGAGTAGATGATTTAACTGCCTCAATTCCCATGATCTTTAGTTTTGGTTGATCATAACGAACACCTTCACTATCCCATACATTAAGAATGTATCTTTTCTTAGCAGTCCAGATTCCACGATCAGCAATGTTCTCACGCTTCATCTGCATCTTCTGATCGTATGCATTTACATACTCAGCCAATTCTTGGTAAGAACTTTCAATATACTTTTCAAGTTCCATCGAAGCGACCTTATCAAGGAACGAGACAATGCCCTCAGTAGTTTTCTCTCTTCCTTTGTATACACATTCAACCAAAGGACCCATATTAAGGTAAATAGAATCAGTATCTGAAGCAATAACATAATCAACATCATTCGTTTTTAGAACCTTATTCATATAAGAATTCATCTTTCCTTCGATCCACCGAATGGATACCTGTCCAGAAAGGGTAATTGCCTCTGCATTTGCCAGTTTGTAATAGCGAAAATACTGATTACCGATGGCACCATAAGCACTATTAAGAGAGAT